CCCCGCATTAACTTTAAAAGGAAATTATTATGGCATCGAATTTAGTAACAAACTTACAACAAAATCCTTCATCTTTTGAATCGGTAACTAAGGTCGGGGCTTACGAGCCGTTTGACTTGCAAGTTGCTCGCGGTCAAATTGCTGGCCACACAACCGTTAGTATTTTTGGTTATCAAGCAAACGTAACAACAACGTCTATTCCTATTTGGGAAAACGCAACTACGTATACCTTTCCAGCATCAGCTGCAACGGCAAACGTAGCAAGCGGATCTGCTAGCGACATTGGTGCTACTGTTTTAATTAATGGCTTAGATGCAAACTTTAACCCATTATCTGAAACCGTTACAATTGCAAGCGGCAACACAGTAACAACTAACAGCTATTTGCGTGTTAACAGCTTGTTTTTAACAAAACCGGGAAGTGGTTACAACACCAACCAAGGTGCAATTAGTGTTAAACAAGGCGCAAATACTTTAGCCCAGATTAACACTGGGATCGGTAAATCACAGAGCACTATCTACACTGTTCCAAATGGATACACATTCTATTTAGATTATGTAGAAGCCAACACGTCTAATAGTTACACCAGCGGCAACTATCTTGTTTATAACGTTGTTACAAACAATAACGTGACAGGTGTTCAGTCATCTATTTTACAACAGCCTTTTACTTCTATTTATACCGCAACACGTTCACAAGATCCGTTTGCATACGGTCAAAAAACTGATATTCAGTGGCAGTTAAAAACAAGTACAGGCACGTATGCTGTGGGTATTATTGTAACTGGCAAACTGATCAAAAACGACGGTCAAACCGCTTAAGGCAATTAAATGCCTGTCTACTTAGATACTAGCCGAAACTCTGTTGTAGCGATTGGAATATGCGATCGCTGCAGCAGAAAGTTTCCCTACGTAGACTTAATGCCTGATCCAAATTTCCCGGGCATGCGCGTGTGTGCAGAAGATCGGGATGATTTTGATCCATGGCGTTTACCAGCATTACAAACAGAGAATATTGCATTACGTCATCCAAGACCAGACGTTTCAGTAGCTACGGGACCAATTGGTGGTAATCAGATATTAACCCAAGGTGGTTTCCAAGATGAAAACTCCATGTTTATTGATGGAGTATCACCATACAGTGGAAACACACAAGGCGACTTGAATACATTAAGTTTCCCGTATTCACCAATGACCTTGTTTCCGTATGTTGGCACAATAACGCCAAACACTGGACCAAAAGCAGGTGGAACACCAGTAACCATTAATGGTGAAAACTTTACTAGCGTAAATACTGTAAAACTAGGCGGTGTAATTTGCACATTTAATGTTGTCAACTCTACGCAAATTACAGCCACGACTCCAGCGCATGCTGTTGCGGGCTTAGTAGACTTAACTGTGATTTCTCCGTTTGGAACTGCAACAGCGCACGGCGCATTTACTTATACTTAATAAAAACAAATGGCAGATCAGTCGATAACGCAGCTGCCTGTTGCGATCACCTTAACTGGTAACGAACAGGTACCGCTGGTACAAAACGGAGTAACAAAGCAGGCGTCTGTATCACAGATTGCCAATGCTGCGTCGCCCGGCAAACTGATCACTACAATTGTTTACGTTCCATCGAATGGCGATTTAGTAATTTATTACAGCGATGGCACACAACAAGTTATTGGCCCTATTTCTGGCTGGTCTGGTTATAGTGGATACTCTGGTTATAGCGGCGTAGGTACATCGGGTTTTAGCGGTGTATCTGGCTACAGTGGTTTTTCTGGTACTTCTGGATACAGCGGTAAATCAGGAACCAGTGGTTTTTCTGGATACTCTGGTATCAGTGGCGCGTTTGGTTATTCAGGTATTAGTGGATATTCTGGATATAGCGGCATATCAGGTTTTAGTGGCGTATCGGGTCTTTCTGGATTTTCTGGTATCTCTGGCTACTCAGGTTCTGGTGTATCTGGTTATAGCGGTTATAGTGGCTGGTCTGGCATCTCTGGCTACTCTGGTATCTCTGGTATATCAGGTTACAGCGGGTATAGCGGAACATCTGGCTATAGTGGTGTGTCTGGTCTTTCTGGTTTTTCAGGCATCTCTGGCTATAGTGGTTCTGGCGTGTCAGGCTACAGCGGATACAGCGGTTGGTCAGGGATTTCTGGCTATTCAGGATACAGCGGTATCTCTGGCTACAGTGGATATAGCGGTATTTCGGGCTATAGCGGCGTTTCAGGCCTTTCTGGCTTCTCAGGCATATCTGGGTACTCTGGATCTGGAATAAGCGGCTATAGCGGCTATAGCGGGTATTCTGGCACATCTGGTTATTCTAGTTTTAGTGGCTATTCTGGCTACAGCGGTATCTCTGGTTACAGCGGTATCTCTGGTTACAGCGGTATCTCTGGTTACAGCGGTTCCGGAATATCAGGTTACAGCGGCGCAAGCGGTATATCAAGCAGTTATTATTTTTATAAAGCAAATACTTCTGCTACCAGCGGTAACCCCGGAATAGATTATTTGTTGTGGAACAACGCCACACAAACAAGTGCAACACAATTAAACGTCAGCACAACGGCAGCAAATGGTGTTGACATTAGCGTATTTTTGGCTTTGCTTGCAACGACTGAAGAAGTTGTTATTCAAGATCAAAGCAACAGTGCTAACCAACAAACTTGGATTATCACTGGAACCCCAACAAACGCTGGTGGATACTATACAATCCCCGCTTCATTGGTAAGCTCTTCGGGTACAGGCACAACCGGATTTGCAAACAATTTACCAATCATTTTTGCCATTGCAAACGGCATAAGCGGTTTCTCTGGTTTTAGTGGTTTTAGCGGATACAGCGGAAAATCAGGCTACAGCGGCATTTCTGGTTATAGCGGATATTTTGGTATCTCTGGTTACAGCGGCATATCTGGCTACAGCGGATATTCTGGTATCTCTGGCTACAGCGGTTACAGCGGTATCTCTGGTTACAGCGGTATCTCTGGTTACAGCGGTATCTCTGGTTACAGCGGTATCTCTGGTTACAGCGGTATCTCTGGTTACAGCGGTATCTCTGGTTACAGCGGTATCTCTGGTTACAGCGGATATTCTGGTATTTCTGGTTACAGCGGATATTCTGGTATCTCTGGCTACAGCGGTATTTCTGGCTACAGCGGTATTTCTGGCTACAGTGGTATCTCTGGTTACAGCGGTTTTAGCGGTATCTCTGGTTACAGCGGTATCTCTGGCTACAGTGGATACAGTGGTATTTCTGGCTATAGCGGTATCTCCGGCTACAGCGGCATCTCTGGTTACAGTGGTGTGACTCCAACAGCCATATCCGTAACCACCACCAGTACCCTAAACCCCGGATACGTTACTTTTGTTTCTGGAACAACAGGCAGCCAAGCCCCTTATGTAAACACTGGCTTAACATACAATTCCGTAACTAACGCCTTTACCGGCGGGGTGACAGGCGGAACATTTTAGTAATATAATATAAGTTCGTATGAACTTTGAGGACAATATGAAATATAGCATTGTAATACCAACTTACAATCATTGTGAAAAGTATTTAAAGCCGTGTGTGGATTCAATTGTTAAGTATACCAACTTAGAAGACATTGAATTAATTATATCCGCAAACGGTTGTGTAGATAACACAAAAGCATACTTAGATTATTTGGCAACAGCAGTGCCCAATTTAAAAGTGGTTTGGTCAGACAAAGCACTTGGGTACTCAGGAGCAAATAACGCAGCCATTAAGGTTGCAACATGCAACAAAATTGTTTTGTTAAATAACGACACTGTTTTGTTGGAACAAAATCAAAACCAGTGGCTTGACATTTTAGACAGGCCATTTGTTGATCCAAACTGTGGAATCTCTTGCATTATTAAAGGAAATTCTGAACCAGCGGGTCGTGATTTTGCAGTGTTCTTTTGTGTTATGATTCACCGCAGAGTATTCGATACAATCGGATTACTAAACGAAGAGTACGGCGTAGGCGGCGGAGAAGATACTGAATTTTGCATTGAAGCTGAAAAAGCTGGCTTTAAAGTATTAGAAGTGTTTGAAAAGTTGTGGGATGGAACGCAATATACAGGCGGCTTTCCAATCTACCACAAAGGCGAAGGCACCATGCACGACGCCAATTTAGTACAAGGTTGGGACAACATCTTTTTAATTAACTCATTAAGGTTAGCTAAAAAGTACAACACAGAATGGTACCGCTGGCGCTTATCAAACTTTTGGGAACGCGCAGTATTTCTAAAAGGCGATACGGTATACCCACGCGAAGTAACAAGATACAACTGGGCAGCAAAAAATCTGCTCGGTAAAAAAATTTTAGAAATTGGTTGTTCAAATGGTTATGGTATTCAATTTTTTCCAAAAGACATTGAGTATACCGGCGTAGACTACGACCCAATCATTGTTGAAGTTGCTAAAGAACAAGACTGGGGGTACAACGCTAAGTTTGAATGGTGTGACATCAACACCTACGAGCTAGAACAGTATGACACCATTGTGGCGTTTGAAGTAATTGAGCACCTTGACACCGGCATGGAGATTGTTGAGAATCTTAAAAAGCACTGTAAGCGTTTGTTGATTACTGTGCCAATGAATGAGCCACCCGGATTTTGGGGGCCACATCATAAGCTGCATGGATTGAACGAACGTCACTTTTCGGGCTTTGAGTTTAATTACATCAACGAGCACGGCGAGATTACAGATGTACCACAAAAGATTGACGCGTCAAATCCTTGCAACTTGATGATTTGTCGGTGGACTGCAAGTGAGTAAAGTTCTCTGCTCCGTGGCAACACGCGGGAGGTACTTTACAACACTGCCACTAGTATTAAACGCTATTATTAACCAAACCAAACCAGTAGATAAGCTGGTTGTGTTTGATGATAATGACAAGCCACAAGACATGCGCAGTGAGATGATTTACCAATACTTTTTTCAAATGTTAGATGCAAAAGGTATTGCATGGGAGTGGCAGTACGCTGATAAAAAAGGTCAGCACCACATCCACCAACGCGCAAATACGATGGGCTACGATTGGGTTTGGCGTTGTGATGATGACGCAATACCGGAAGCCAACGTGCTTGAGAATTTGTATCATTGGACACAAATCTGGCCCAATTTAGGTGCTGTAGGTGGTTCGGTGTTAACCCCGCCATATATGCCAAACACCGGAAATGTTACCGGTAAGATTGATAACATTGATAGTGAGCCCAACGTGCAGTGGGGCAAGATAGCAACAGCAAGAGAAGTTGAGCATTTACATTGCACCTTCTTGTATCGCGCTGGTGTGCAAGATTATAATTTGGGTTTGTCCCGAGTGGCGCACAGAGAAGAGACGCTATTTACTTATAACTTGCACCGCAGAGGCTACAGCATTTTAGCGGTACCAGATGCCGTAACATGGCACATGAAGAACCCACAAGGTGGGATTCGCAGTGAAACAAGACGCGAGATGTATGATTATGATGAACAAATTTTTAGGAATGTTTTGCAGTATCGTGATAAGACCATTGTGGTACTCAATTGCGGTCTTGGCGATCACATTGTATTTAGTCATGTTTTGCCTGCAATACGTAGCCCTGAAGTTTTTACATGCTACCCTGAAGTGGTTCCCGGCAGATCAATAGCGCAAGCAGAGAAGTTATTTGGTGACATTGGCCCGTATAACATATACGGCAAAATGGATCAGTGGAAATGGAAAGGCAGTTTAGAAGACGCGTACAGGAAGCTATACACATGATTATCATAGCCCCGTATGCACAAAAACTGCGCAATGGTAAACAGAACCCAAAGAACTATCCTTACTGGGAAGAATTGATTAGTCAGATTGACAAGCCAATTATCCAAGTAGGAATAGAAGGCGAAAAGCAACTGGTACCAGACTTTAGAAAAAACTTGCCAATAAGCGAGTTAAGACAGTTGCTTAGGGAGTGCAAAACATGGATTGGCGTTGACAGCTTTTTTCAACACCTTGCGTGGGATGAAGGCAAAAGTGGAATAGTGTTGTGGTCAGTATCAGATCCTTTTATTTTTGGCCACCCAGAAAATATTAACCTACTAAAAGATCGGTCAACTTTAGTAGAAAACCAATTCCTATGGTGGGAGTTTGTTGAACATAAAAACGACCGATTTGTAAAACCAAAAGAAGTATTAGCATACCTTAATAAGGAATAAATATGGCAGCTACGGGCTACACACCAATTTCGTTATACTACAGCACCACAGCGGCTACAGCGCCGTTGGCCGCTAACCTCGTCAATGGTGAGTTGGCAATCAACATCACCGACGGCAAGTTGTACTATAAAGACAACGCCGGTGTTGTGCAGATCATCGCTGGTAAAGGCGGTGCTGGTATTGCTGGTGGCTCCAATACTCAAGTTCAGTACAACTCTAGCGGTTCATTGGCTGGTTCTGCCAATATGACCTTTAACGGCACTAGCTTAACTTTAGCTAATGACGCTTCTATATCAGGTCTTACTGTTGGTAAGGGTGGTGGTAGTGTTTCTAGTAATACTGTTGTAGGTAATGGTGCTTTAGCAGCTACAAATACTGGTGGATATAATTCAGCTTTTGGTCAATATGCTTTACCATCAGCAACTTCAGCGCAACAAAACCAAGCATTTGGTTACCAATCTTTAAGTAACAATAATAGCGGTAGCTATAATTCTGCATTTGGTTTGCAATCGCTTTATCAAAATACTTCTGGTTCTTACAATATTGCTATTGGCAATCAAGCACTTCAAGCAAACACCACCGCATCTAATAACACAGCAGTAGGCTATCAGGCTGGGTATAGTAATACGACAGGTGCTTATAACACTTTTATTGGTGCAGCTTCTGGTTATGGAACTACTACAGGAACAAATAATTCATCTTTTGGTCAGGCAGCATTACAATCAAATACCACAGGTAGTTATCTAACAGCTATTGGTCAATATGCTATGCAAGCTAATAGCACAGGTAGTAATAGCACAGCTATTGGTCAAGGAGCATTACAGGTAAATACTTCTGGAAACAATAACTTTGCTGGTGGTTATCAAGCCCTTGCATCAAACACCACCGCATCTAATAACACAGCAGTAGGTTATCAAGCTGGGTATACCCACAATACTAGTGGAGTTGTAACTGCTTTAGGTTATCAAGCATTATATAGCGATGTTTGCGTTGGAATTGCAAATACTGCGGTTGGATACCAAGCTGCAAGAGCCACCACAACTGGTGCGGTAGATGCTTTTGGTTGCAATGCGCTATTGGCAAATACTACAGGAGGCTATAATGCGGCTTTTGGTAACTCGGCTTTATATTCTAATACAACAGGCGCTAACAATACCGCTTTAGGTTTCCAATCACTTCAAGCAAACACCACCGCATCTAATAACACAGCAGTAGGTTATCAAGCTCTATATAGCACTACCACAGCAGATGGAAGTTCAGCTTTTGGTTATAGAGCATTAGCTACAAACACAGGAGCAAGAAATACAGGATTGGGCAGAGAAGCGGCTTCTGCAAACACAACAGGAACTGGTATTACAGCAGTTGGTGATAATGTCCTTACTGCAAATACAACAGGTCAATCAAATACAGCAATCGGTGGATATGATGCTGGTTCTTCAATTTTGCCAGCTATGTATAGCAACACCACAGGTTCATATAATGTGGCTGTTGGAACAGGTTCTTTGAAGTCAAACACCACCGCTTCTAATAACACAGCAGTAGGCTATCAAGCTGGGTATGCTAATACTACTGGTGCAAGTAACGCTTTCTTTGGTATGCAGGCTGGTTATACTACCTCTGTTTCTACATACAATACTTTCTTAGGCTATCAAGCTGGTCAAACACACAATTTAGGTTCTGCTGGAAATGGTGTTAATACTTATGTAGGTGCGTTTGCTGGACAAAACGCTACAACAGGAACTTATAACTCATTTTTAGGTTCTGTTGCTGGTAACTTAATGACAAGTGGTTCTAAAAATACTATTGTTGGTGCTTACTCAGGCAATCAAAACAGCCTAGACATCCGTACATCAAGTAACTACATTGTGTTATCTGATGGTGATGGTAATCCTAATTTGTGGCTAGATAACAACAAAGACATTTTTGTTCCTAAAGCCTATGTAAGCACAACTGCTAGTGCTGCCAATATGTTCGTTACATCTAGCGGTCAGTTTGTTCGTTCTACTTCAGCATTGAAATACAAGCAAGATATTCGTGATTTAGAATCTATTGATGTCAATAAATTCAGACCAGTTCGTTACAAATCTAAATCTGAAGGCGATGACCAAACTTTAGACCATTTCGGTATTATTGCTGATGAAGTTGACCAAGCTGGCATTAAAGAATTGGTATCTTATGGCGCAGAAGGCGAAGTCGAAGGCTTCCAATATGAACGCTTAACTGTAGTCCTTCTTAAAGCAATCCAAGAACTTAACACCTTAGTAACAACCCAAGCAGCGCAAATCGCCGCATTACAAGCTAAATTAGGAGCATAAAAATGATTGAAATGACACACGAACAACAAGTAGCACAAGACTATAAAGCAGCTATGGATTCTGTAAACCTTATCAACGCAGGAAAACCTGCTGATATGACTGATGCAGAATGGGCTGATACAGTTAAGCGCAATAAAGAACACCTTGAAATTCAAATTGCTAAAGGTGCAGAATATTATGGCTCTAATGATTTAACACCTTTTGAAGAAGCTATTGCTAAGTAATTTTTAACAACCGTAAGGGGATATAAATGGAAGATGTAACAATTAAACTGGAATTGTCTGTTAACGAAGTGAACTACATTTTGCAAATGTTAGGTGAATTACCGACCAAAACAGGTGCATGGAATTTGTTAGCAAACATTAAGAATCAGGCAGATCCACAAGTACCTGCACCAGAACAAAAGGAAGAAACCGTACAATGAGCGTATCCGCAGCCTTCACTCCGTTAGGTAACACCGTAGTGCTTACGGCTGCTACCTCAGCGCCCACAGCCGTTCAAGTCAACTCGAACAGTGCTTTTGGGGGTAATCAGTACCGCATCATCAACGCTAAAGATGCAAAGGCTTCTGCACTAGCTAAACTAACAGCATTAGGACTAACACAAGCTGAAGTAACAGCATTGATTGGCTAATTAAATGGACCACGATAACCAAATCGACATATTTAAGTATGGTCAACTTGTTGCAACGGTTGATTCGCTTGAGAAAAAGATCGACAAACTCGAAAAATCAGTTGAGCAACTTTGTGAGTTGGCAAATAAATCTAAAGGCGGTATGTGGGCAGGCATGATGGTGGTCTCTGCATTGAGCTCGTTTGTTGGCTTTATAAGCCACTACTTTGCCACCAAGCCAAATTAAATGAACAGCAATAACTACAGACAAGTTTTGATCTGGTTATTAGTTTATGTTGTGGGCGTATCAGCAACTATCGGATCAATCTGTATATTAGACTGGATACCATGTTTGTCCACAGGGGACACGCGGCAATGGACCATGCAACTTATCGCTGTGGTAGTTGCGCTACTAGCAGGTAACCAAAAATGAAACTGTTTAAAGACATCCTTACCGAAGACGACAACCAGACATACTGCGCTGCACGTTTTTGTGCAGTAATTTGCGTTATTGGTTTTTTAGGTATTGCACTATTTGCCGCGTTTCATGGCACCGAGATTGACTTGGAAAAATTAGGCATGGGGCTAGCTACCACATTAGGTGGATCTGGCGTGATGATTGGTGCAAAGGCTGCAACTCAAAAGAGTGAATAATGTTTCCTTTATCTATTTTAACTTATGCCAAAATTATTGCTGCTGCTGTTATTTTTTCTGCCGCTTGGTATAGCGGGTATCATTTTGAGTCTAGCCGCTTTGAAACATATAAGCTGGAACAAACCCGACTTGTCCAAGAAACCGAACAACGACACCAAGCAGAAGCAGACCAAATAAGGACTGAAAAAGATGCACAAATTCAAGCTATTAATACTCAGCTGCTCGATGCTGTTAGCGAGCTGCGTAAACGTCCCAGTCGCGCCCAAGACGCCGCAAATGGACAAGACGGAACTGGGCGAGCCCTTTCTGCCGAGGATGCAGAATTTCTTGTTAGGGAAGCTGCCAGAGCAGACCTCCTCCGCTCCAGCCTCCAAGCCTGCTACGCCCAATACGACTCACTAAGTAAATAAGTGACCCCCCAATTTACGCTATACTAGCGTAAAGAAAGGAGCCAAAATGAAAAAAACTTTAGTAGTACTAATGTGGTGTTTAGGCATAATTGCAGCCTTTCACTTCACAAACCGATATACCCAGATTGAAGAAAACCTCATGGCAATCGCAAAATCCACCCTAGACTTTATTACCAAAGAAGAAGGCTCACGCAACAAGGCATACCAAGACTCCAAGGGTCTTTGGACGATTGGTGTTGGCCACCTCATCAAAACCGATGAAGAGTATCTGCTGACAGCCACCCTGACAGATGATCAGGTAGAAGAGCTGCTTAGGAAGGATTTAAAGTGGTGTAGCGAGGCCGTTGAGACCTCGGTAAAGGTACCCCTCCAGCAACACCAATTCGACGCCCTATACAGCCTCTGTTTCAATATTGGAGGCACTAATTTTTCTAACTCTACCGTAGTTAAGAAAATCAACCAAAATGACATGCAGGGCGCAGCAGATGCGATCCTAAACTGGAATAAACCAGAAGTACTTATCAACCGCCGCAAACGCGAACGGGCATTGTTTTTAGGGGCGTAAACCCCTGTTTTTGTGCATTAGTAGATATAAGGGCTGATCACCCTACAATCCAATAACCTCGAGGAAAACCCCATGGACGGCTTTAAGACATTACCCAAGATGCAGTGCTTCAAAGAAGGCGGCTCTGTAGCAGTTAAGAACATTATGAAAAAAGGCGGCAAGGCTGTGCCTGCTGTTAAAGAAAAAGACGCAGGTCCTAAGCGCCAAATGGTTGCTGGACTAAAAGGCACAACGCCTGATGTTGAAGACGAAACTACTACCACCATGAAAAAAGGTGGCCGTGCTAAGAAAGCCATGGGCACTGTTCGCAAATATAAAGACGGTGGCGCAGTAGGTGTATACGGCGCTAAGAAAAAATCTGGCGATTTAGACAGCATTGAAAAAGCTAAAGACATCAAGCCAAAGAAAGCCGCAGCTCCATCTAAGGCAGCTGTTAAGCCAGCCATGAAGGGCAGCGAAGTTGCTAAAGAGAAAAGCAAACCCGCTGGCTCATCAAAAGCTAAGAAGGTAAGCGACAACGCTAAGATGGCTGATGCCAAATCTGGCGCTAAAGGCGGACCAAACAAGTACAAAAAAGGCGGTGAAGTAAAAAAGATGGCTGCCGGTAGCCAAACAGCCCCTATGTCTGCCGGCATGCCAGCACAACCTTTGTTAACTGGTCCAAACTCTTATGAAGATGCGCATCGTCTTGCATTGTTGCAAGAAATGCGTAAGTTGCCACCAGCAATGCAGTTACAACTATTACGTCAACAGCAACAAGCTGGCGGTAATGGTACAGGCTTGTCGGGAATTGCTAATCAAATGAGCAATCCTATGGCACAACAGCAACCTAACTACGGCGCTATGCCATCTGGTGTAAATCCAAATCAGGACTAACATGCCAATCGAATCTAAACAACAGCAAAAAGCCATGTACGCTGCTGCCGCAGGCAAAAGCAACATCGGCATTCCTAAAAAGGTAGGCAAAGAGTTTATTAAAGCTGGTAAAGCTAAAGCCAACCTGCCACAGAAGGTAATGAAGAAAGCAGCTGGAAGAGGACGCTAATGAAAGACTTTGAACAAAACTGCAAGATGATGTGCGCTGGTGGCCATTACAAAGAAGGCGGAACAGTTCCAGAAGCCGATTTTAATCAAGACAAAGCCATGATCAAAAAAGCATTTAAGATGCACGATGATCAGCTGCATGAGAAAAAACATACTGATTTGTCTAAGTTAAAACGCGGTGGTATGGCAAAACGGAAGAAGTAAGCCGTGGCCTATTCTAATACATACAACCAGACTACGGTCGACGTTGATCAGATGATTTCCTACGCCTTCCGTGGCGCAGGAAAGCAAGCTGAAGAAATCACACCTGAGTACGTACAAGCCGCTAAGCAGGCGCTGTTCTACATTTTGCAGAACTCGTCTAACCGCGGCGTTAACCTATGGTTGTTAGAGAATATCATCCTTGGTGCGCAAAGTAATCAGCAGATCCTTACTATGCCAATGGGCACGATTGACGTGCGCGAGGCAAACTGGATTTACATCCAGACACCACAAATTGAGACAGCACTGCCTGTTGACAATTCAACTTCACCAAACGTGTTTGATCAAAACTTAAATGGTTTTGGTACAACTACTGTAAGCGAAAACTGGTTTGGTGCTCAGTATCAAAATCAAACTAGTGTGTACTACGTTGGTATCAACGCCTACGCACCAAACTACGGTAGCGTAACGTATACTGGTTTGGTATACGAAACAAGTAACGATGGTATTACATGGGAACAGCAAGCTGCGTTTGATACGCCACTAACCTTGCAAGACCGTACATGGTCTTACATCCCAATTAATCTGACCATTCCGTATTACTACCATCGTATTCGTTCTACCACATCGACGCCATTTTCATGCCGTCAAATTGTTTTTGCACAATCACAACAAGTTATTCCATTAGCACGCTTAAACCGCGATGACTACTGGAACTTACCAAACAAACAGTTTCCATCTGTACGTTCTTTGCAATACTGGTTTAACCGTCAGATTGATCCAGAGATGTATATCTGGCCTGTACCATCCAACGACTTCCAAGTATTCCAGCTCATTATTGAAAAGCAGATGATGGACGTTGGCTCGTTGACTAATCAGTTATACCTGCCCAACCGTTGGATTCCTTACATTCAAGCTGCGCTTACCCATGAATTGGCGATGCAGTTGCCCGGTGTTGATATGGGGCGCGTTGCTTACTTGGAAAAATTAGCACTTAATCTACGTACGCAAGCCGAAGAAGAAGATCGTGATAAGTCACCAATCTACTTCCAACCTAACTACAGCTACTATACACGATGACCAGCGCATATCAAATGACCTACGATAATCTCGTAGCTGACATTATTAACTACATGGAGCGCGATGACGCTCAATTTGTAGCACAGATTCCAAACTTAATTGGTTTGGCTGAGTCTGCCATTGCAGCGCAGTTAAAAACGTATTTGCAGTTAACGGTAGTAGAAACAACATTATCTGCTAATCAAGTGGTACTAAACAAACCAGCACGCTGGCGTAAAACAGTTTCAATGAAATGTAATGGCCAGCCTATTTTGCTGCGCAGCCAAGATTATGTGGCGCAATATCAAGCTGAGTCATCTTCTGGCACACCGCTTTACTACGCCGATTACGACTATAACAATTGGGCGTTTGCACCAAAACCTGATGCTACATACCCTATTGAAATTTTGTATTACAGCGAAATCCAGCCATTAGATTCACAAAATCAACAAAATCTGTTCACGCGCGAATGCCCACAGGCGATGTTGTTTGGCTCTTTATTGCAAGCTCAAGGATATTTAAAAGCCATGGACAAGCTACCAATTTGGAAACAATATTACGACGATTCGTTGGCTGCGCTCAAACAAGAAGACAACCAACGCCGCATCGACCGAAACGTAACGGTTCAGGAACCCTAATCTATGTCACAATCATTTGTATCCCCGTTTACTGGTACCGTTATTGAACCAACGGATGTATCCTATTACGCCTTAGCGTTTAGCTCTAACACACAGCTTTACTGGCCTCAAGTAGTTAGTGGCACGCAGGTCCCTGCATCACGCATTATGGATTGCACGCCATCTACCACTGGATTGTCAGTCGCCCTGCCAGACGCAACACAAGGATCACTTGGCAGCGATATATTTTTCCGTAATAAAGGTTCTGTGGCATTTACCGTTACAGATATTAATGGTTTAAATGGCGTTACAGTTAATTCTGGTGTAACAGTTTATTTTTACCTAACCAATAATACCGCTAACGTTAACGGTAGCTGGGGCGTTATTACCTTAGGCACTGGTACTTCATCTGCTGATGCGTCTTCGTTGGCTGGCGCAGGATTGACCACGGTATTGGGACAACTAGCTGTTACTAGTAACGTTGTTGAAACATCAGTATCACCTTCAATTACAAATAGTAGCCGAGCTAATACATACGTATGGGTTGGTGGCGTTGGCACATTCACACTACCAAGCCTTACCACTTTGTCCCCCGGTTGGTGGATTGGCTTTAGAAACGGCGGAACTGGTACACTTACAATCAAGACAACCACGCCATCGGTTATTAACGGCTTGTCTAGTATTACTGCTAACCCCGGTGATTCTGGATTTATTTACTACGAATCAACCACTGGTAACTTCTTTACGGTTGGTTTAACAAATCAAAACAACGTCACCTTTACCTCTGGAACGTATGACGTTGATAGTATCACTGGCAGCACGTTTAATTTAACAACGTACGCACCAACCATTCAAACCTATGTTGCCCTATCTGGCACACGTACAACAGGTTTAAGTATTACGCTTCCAGCAATTACCCAGCTGTATGTATTAATTAACAATACAACATCAGGTTCTTATAACCTTTCATTTAATACAACTGGTAGTAGTTCTGCTGCAGTGGTTTTATCGGCTGGTCAAGTAGCATTAGTTCTTAGCGAAGCGTCTGGTCTATTTACGCTTTCAACGACAAACGCCGGAATATTTTTAGCACAAAATGGATCTGCCACAGCGCCCTCGTTTTCTTTTGTAAATGATAGTGCAACAGGTATGTATTTACGCGGGACAAGTATTTTAGGTGTGACCGCAAACGGAACAGAAATATTAGATTTAAACGGCACAAATTCATTGGCTCCTGTAATTAGCACTCCAGCATCACTTTCAGTTGGTGGGTCAGTAACTGTTACTGGTACGCTTACAGCAAACCTTATTAGTGGCGGGACGTTCTAATGGCTGTCGCGCCAGCACAACCAGCGCAACAGCAACAAATTCAGCCCCAGTATAGTCAAGTTTACAAAATGGCTTTACCGGGCGGGATAAAACGCGACGGTACTATATTCGAAACACCAGAATACACTGATGGTGTATGGTGCCGTTTTCAGCGTCAAGTGCCTAAGAAAATGGGCGGCTATCAAGAAATATTCGCTACGTTTGACGGCATCATGCGTGGTATGACCATGAATGGTTACAATGGCGTAAATTATGTGTTTGCTGGAACTCGAGTTGGTTTAGATGTATTTGCAACTGGACAATCATTAGGAATTGGTAGCGGACCATACCGCGCAGTATTTATTCCCGGTTATTCTCAGTTTCCGATTGCCAATACAACCATTAGTGCTAGCAATACAACGTCGTTTACAATTAATAGTTCTAATGCAACCCCAACTAGTTATACACAGCCATTTTCAAATGGCACACAAATTATTTTTTCACAAAGTGGCACTGTAGCACCGTATACAGTAACAAATTCTACATTCACATCACCTAATACAGTAGTCACTTTTACACCAGCGCATTCTGGTTCTATTAGTAATGTGTGGTTGTATAACTATAACTTTTCAGCAAACAGCAATTTACTTTGGCAGTTCGATTATCAATATAATCCACAGGGCGGAGCGCTTAATTTGCTTGCACACCCCGGTTTAAATTTAAACAATATTGATAATGCAATTAAATCTCAAGTATACATTGGTTCTATTTTACCCAATTCGTCCGAACAGTGGACATTTAATGGTTTAGCTGATACTAGCGGCACATCACCAACATATCAAGCTATTGCAGTAGACGGAGGTGTATGCGCCTTGCACCCATTTATTTTTGTGTATGGTTCTAACGGATTTATTGCTAATAACAACGTCAGTTCAATATATGCCAACCAATCTTTGACCGATTGGAATGGACCATTAGCAAACCAAGTTAACGTTGCTACTGGTAAAGTAGTTTTTGGTATGCCAATCCGCGGTGGTGCATATTCACCAGCAGGATTGTTCTGGGCAACCGATAGTTTGATTCGCGTGCTATTTACTGGCAGCGCGCCAAACTATTGGACATACGATATTGTTTCTAGCCAGATCTCTATTATGTCATCTCAATCTGTTGTTGAGATGGATGGATTGTATTATTGGATGGGTGTTGACCGTTTCTATTTATACGACGGTCGTGTTACGGTTGTGCCAAATGATAAAAACGTAAACTGGCTATTTAACAACCTTAATTATCAACAGCGCCAAAAAGTATGGGCGACCAAAGTTCCACGTTACAATGAGATTTGGTTCTTTTATCCCCGTGGCACAGCGACAGAATGTACTGATGCTATTATTTATAATGTCAAAGATAAACTTTGGTATGACGCTGGCCAAGCTGTTGGCGCACAACGTTCTTGCGGATACACCACAGAAGTGTTTCCAACACCGCTGTGGGCAGATTGGAATTATGACGTAACGTTTAGTCAAGACTACGTTACTATTAATCATCCAGCTTCATTGCCTGCAGCAAATTCCAGTCAGTTATATTTTGCTGGCGATTTAACACCAACATTTTATCCCGGGTCTTATCTAACATTTAGTCAAGCGCCGGGAAATGCAGTATTTCAAATTGCTAATGCTAAATTTTATTCTAATGCAGCAATTGGCGCTAATGGTGTAACGTTAGTAACCAGCGCTACATCGTTTGGCGTGGCCCCGTTGGCAAACACTTTGGCGTATCAAATTCAAGGTGGCTACCCAATCTGGCAGCATGAAACTGGGCTAGATCAGGTATCGTTTAAAGAACAAACTGCTATCTATTCAAGCTATACTACTGGCGATATTAGCTGGGTTGGCGGTACAACGACACCAGCCAACACACAAGCTATCGGTAATAATCGCCGTATGCACATTCGACGCATTGAGCCTGATTTTGTGCAAGCTGGCAATTTAAGTTTAACCATTATTGGTCGTAAATTTGCTGCATCACAAGTAGAAGATTCAGGACCATACGTATTTAGCCCATCTACTGAAAAAATTGATTTGCGCGTTGAGCATCGTGAAGTTCAATTTCAGGTAGTATCTAACGAGATTGGCGGTAACTATGAACAAGGTCGTTTATTAATTACCCAAGAGTTAGGCGATGAGCGTCCTTAAGGGCCAACAGTTTTTTCCGTTTTTGCCAGACTATTCTAGCTGGGATGAATTTAATGGAAATCTGGTGTTGTTTTATAGCCAGACCCATATACCGTTTGCTCCAGAAGATGAGTGGCAAAAGGTTGCTAGAGAAATAGCGCAGTCTGCAGCGTTTCAACCGTATGGTACGCCAGACCCGCAGACTTACGATAGCTGGCAAGATTGGGCGCATGAGTTTGGAAATTTAGTTAATGGCCCTTTAAAAAGATAGGGCGTAAACACTCTTATTTTTGCATTAGTGTATGTAGGAATAGGGGAAAATGATGATTACATTTCAAAAAGAGGCGCCCATGCCTTTTGCCAATGAAGCGATGCAGCTGTTCAAAGATCACTATGACGAGATCGCTGAACGTACAGATGTAATAGAATTGGATCCAAACCTTGAGCAGTACAATATGTTGTACGACAGGGGTATGTTAGAAATCCACACCGCCAGAGATGACGGCAAATTGATTGGTTATAGTTTATGGTTTGTTATAAACCATATTCACTATAAAAAAAGTTTAACAGTTACTTCAGACGTTTTATACATTAGTCCGAATTACCGTAAAGGTATGCTGGGCTACAAATTTATAAAATGGACTACTGAAGAAATTAAAAAACGTAAACCTCAGCGCATTCAATTTCGTATTAAACCATTTTTAGATTATGGTAAATTGATAGAACGACTTGGTGGTAATTTTTTTGAGAAAACATATTCGATAGTAATGGAACAATAATGGGCGGAACAGTAGATTTAATAGCAACACCGGTTGCTGATTTTTTAGGATCATCGTTTGCTGGAGATTCAGCATTTACGCTGGCCTCATCTGACGTTGCCGCTCAAGCTGCTGCCGGATATATTTCAACAGCCGACGCCCTTGCATCAGGTGCTGCTGTTTCTGATTTAGTGTCTGCCGGAGTATCTGCTTCAGATTTAGTTGCAGCTGGCGCATCTGTGCCAGAAATGGTTTCAGCTGGTGTATCAGCAAGTAGTATGTTATCAGCTGGTGTGCCAGTAGCAGATATGGTTTCAGCTGGAATACCAGTATCTAATTTAATGGCTGCTGGAATATCTGCTTCAGATATGGCTTCTGCCGGTGTAACTGCAAGTCAAATGTTATCCGCTGGAATGGCACCAACCGACCTTATTTCCTCAGGTCTTATTACTGACGCTGGTGGTGGTAATCTTTTAGATGCTTCAACCGGTGAAATTTTAAATTCATCAGGTAATACACTTTTAAGTACAGCGCAAGAAGGTATAACTAATGCAAATAGTTTAACCGGCGCTACTACAGACGCATCCGGCAATATTACTCAAACATTTGATGATGGCTCTACCCTAACGACAGATGCCCAAGGTAATGTAATTGAATCTACTCCAGCTACAGATACTGAGGCAACCCCTCCAACTGATGGTTCGCAAAGCACTCTTGGTAAAGTATTTAACAATAAAGTTATAGGTACTCTTGCAAATCAAGCATTAAATACTTTATTAGCTCCTTCTGCTCAAACGTTAGGAACGCACACAAACCAAGGCTCCGGCACTACAAATTCTGGTTTGTCTAATTTAAATACCGGAACCAACACTGGAACAAATACTGGCACATCATCTAGCCAAGTTATTCAGCCGAATTATACACCGGGTAAAATGGGAACAATTAACCCAGATCCTGCGGCGTTTTCAAATAATCAACCATTATACAATACTGATATTCCTTCTGCAGGAGTTACTGCCCCTGCAACTCCTATGACAACTCCTACATTAGCGGCCGGTGGATCAGTTCCGGGATATGCTGAAGGTAGTAATGTGGAAGAATATGATTACGCGGCAGGTCCTGATAAAATTCGTTATCCAGATAGAATGCTATCAATGGGTAAACACGCAAGTTTAAATATACCAACTTATCAAGCTGAAAATATTGCAGCTATTGGTCCACATTTTTCGCCATTTCATTTTAATACTGGCGGCGGAGTAGAAACCAATGAAGGTATTCATACACCAGAATTTTACAGCGAAGGCGGTTTAAAACATCGATATGTTCAAGGTAATGGAGACGGCACATCCGATGATGTTCCAGCTATGTTAGCCAATGGTGAGTTTGTAATTCCAGCTGACGTAGTATCTTCGTTAGGTAATGGTAGTAACGATAGTGGTTCTAAAGTATTAGATAATTTTTTAGAAACAATCAGAGAACATAAACAAAAACATGACGCAAAACATCTACCACCGGATAGTAAAGGTCCGTTGGCTTATTTGTTAGAAGCTAACAAAAAGGTTAAAAAATAATGGCCGGCTTAAGTAATCTATTAACTAATACGACAACAGCGCAAACAACGCTGCCATCTTGGTATTCTACTGCACAACAAAACGTTGTAAATAATGCTGTTTCTGGTGCAGCAAACGCGCCAACTTTGCAAAACACTGTTGCTGGGCAAGCTATTAATAATCTTAGCGGGCCAAACAATCCATTCACCCAAGCACAGGGAGCTTTAGGAACTATTGCTTCTGGAGCGGCGAATCCATGGATTGTAAACCCAACAACTGGTCAAGTTACACCAAATACCAGCACTGCGTTAGGTGGTTTATATGCTGCTCAAAACCAACAACTTCAAACTTTAATTCCACAAATTACTGCCCCCGCTGACGCAGCTGCAGTTGCTTCTGGGCAGTTTGGTAGTTTACGTGGCACAACTGCTGCCGATACAGCATTAACAAACGCACAAGCAAACCTTGCTGCTGCTCAAATGCAATCTGCTTTAACAAACCAGCAAACTGGTGTAAACGCAAGCACAGCACTTGGAAACATTGGGCAGCAAGGAACTGCAACAGAAACAACATTGGGTCAAGCTCAACAAGCAGCTCCCCTAACATCAACTGCCCAATTGGCAAATATTTTATCTGCCGTAAACCCAGGCGCAACAACCACAAATGCAACTCAATTAGCCCCAATCAACCAAATTGGGGGTTTGTTAACCGGTTTAAACACTGGTACACAAGGATTAAATGCGTTGCTAAATACAATTTCTCCAGGAACAACAATTGCTAGTTTAGTTGGTGGTTTATTTGGCAATAGCACTCCGGGTGTTGGTCAAACTACTGACGCAAACGGAAATGTTATAACTGATCCAACATACGGAAATACCGCGGCTAGCAGTGTTATGCAAAATGCTATTCCAGATGGAGTAACTGTGGACCCAACAACAGGTATGGGATCAGATGGTGTAGATTATTCATACTTATTGCAAGGGCCTTGATAGGAAATAAATATGCCAACTAGTACAACAGGCGGATTGACTTTAGGTTTTGATACAAAAGGTGAAGCTGTTCCAAAGGGTAACGTTCCTTTAGATCAAGCATCTACACAACAATTGCTTGCTAATATGCAGCAAATGATTGACCAACGTCAAAGTCCTTTAAACCAAATTATTGAAGGTATAAAAGATACTTCAGCATGGGGCGCGGGCGGAACAGAAGGTCCAACCCGTGCTTTAGCTTTACGTGCTGCAGAAAAAAATAAAGAAGAGCAAGAAGATTTAATTAGACGCCAATCTATTGCTGCTATGCGTGCTCAGTTAGCTAATCAGCAACAAGCCATGAATTACAACTTAGGTTTGCCTGCCGGTACAAGCACACAATCTGCAACAACCGGCAATGCTCCAACACTTGGCGGCACAGCAACGCAACCAGCTGGCGGAAGAAAATCTCCTGTTCAACAAAAAATTGATAGCTTACCACCAGCGTTACAAGCTGTTGCATACGGCTATCTTAATAAACCTGTTCCAGATTTTGACGCTATTGATAGAATGGTTGAAGAATATGAAACTAAAGGTAAAACTGAATTATTAAAAAATATGGCTGCAATTAATGCCATGCCTGAAGGACCAGAAAAAGACGTTCTTAAACATCAAGTGCTTGAAAAAGGTTACGGCGTATTTAAGACAGTTAAAGATGGCTTTGAAGTTCCATACAGCCCGGGTATGGGCGGGGCTCCTTCAAGTCAAACTACACCATATACAACCGGTGAGCAAGGAACTGCTGTACAAGTTGCTTCTTCGTTAGGTGTTCCAATTATTAGCGGTGACCGCGATTGGGACAAACAATATAATTTATATTTAAATAGCAAAAAACCTGGTTACAACGGACCTCCTGTAGCTTTCCCTGGTTACAGCCAACACCAAACTGGTAACGCAATTGATGTGGGCCCAATAACTGCAGATCAACGTCAAAAATTAATTGATGCTGGATTTACACAACCAGTTCCAAATGATAAAAATCATTGGGAATTAACTAAACCTGGCGCTAAAACAACAGAACCAGCATACACTGGCGGTTTGCCACCAGGTAGTTCTGCATCTGCTGAAACATTTACTAAAAACGTTCAAGCTAATAACGAAGATTTTAATAAAAACACAGGCGGTAAACTTGGTGAACAAATTTTAAATGACAAAGATAGGGTACGCTATTTAGATGATGCCCTTAAAATTGTTAGTGATCCCAAATCTGATATTGGTCCAGGATCTTCTTTCCGTCAAGCCATTACACAAGCTAAAGGATACTTTGGCGATTTGTCAGACGAACAATTAAAAGATTTAACAACTAAAAACGTTGTTGATCAAGCTCTTAAAAAGCAAGTTGTTGGTAATGTTAAAACTGCTTTGGGTGGTCAATTATCTGACCGTGACGTTGCAATATTTGAAAAAACTATTGGTAGTATTAATGATCCAAAAGAATTCTTAAAGAGAACTTTAGAGTTTGAAAAAGCATCTATTGTTGCTAGAAATAATTTAAATACGTTTATTACTCGACCAAACGTTTTAGACAAAAAATCTGCATTTGCTAATTATATGAAACCTGGCGGTCTTTATGAACAAGACCTTACAAAAAATTTAGGTGTAAGCGCTCCTGCAGTTAAGGCAGCGGCCGCACCATCTGGTAAGCCTTTGCCAAAAGGTGCTCCTGAAGGTGCACGTTGGGGTGTGGGGCAATATGCTGATAAAGTATACGTAATACAAGATGGCAAAACTTATGAATGGACTCCGGACTAAACCATGGGCTTAAAAAAAGTCGATTACGATCCCTTTAAAGGTAAATTAAAAGAAGTTGAATACGACCCTTTTAAGGAAGAAAAATCTTTAGCAAAAACATTTGAGCCAGCTACTGCATCTGCTATGCGAGCTCTTATTGGTTTAGCTAAACCACCTGCTGCCATAGCAGAAATGGTTGGTTGGGATAAGCCAGCCAAAGATTTGTTAAAAATGGACGAAGAGTTTAAGAAAAAGTCTGGTCTTGGTGGTTCCATATCAAGTATTGTTGGTGATCTTGCCGGCTTTATGTTACCAGCTAAAGAGCTAGATATTGCATATCAAGGTGCTAAAACTCTTCCTAAATTTGCCAAATTGGCTAAAACTATGGAAGGTAATTTTGCTAATTTGCCTAACTGGGCTAAAGCAGCTACAACTGGCGCAGGTGCTTCGTTACTTACGCCTACAGGTAAATCGATTACTGAACCCGGCTATTTTCCAGAAAAAGCAGAACAAGCTGGTACTGGTGCTATCTTAGGCCCTGCGGCTGAAAAGGTGGTTGGCGGGGTGTCACGAGTTCTTTCACCACAATTACAACGTTTAAAAGACCTTGCTGCACAAGGTATTGACGTTTCTCGTTTTCTCAAAGGTGCCAAAGGTATTCCGGGGTTTGAAGATACATCTGGGGCCACTTTAGGACAAACTTTGGGTGGCGCAGCTCAGGCTATTGAAAGAGGCTTGCGTGTATTGCCCGGCGCTGGTATTAAAGGGCAAGCAGAAAGCTCTAATAGAAATTTGTTGGAAATGCTTCGTTTAAGAAAACAAGCGTTAAGCAACCAAAAAGATAGAGAAAATGCTGCATTAAAAGCAACATACGATAGCCGTCAACATCCGTTACAGCAATTAACTAATCAATTAAAAGCAGATAGCAAAAATAGATATGATAAAAATGTTGCTAAACTGCACGAAAATTTAAACAACGAACAAGATCAGTATCATTTAGATGTCCTTAACAAAGTACTATCTCATTTAAAAGATGAAAATGGTCAATCTTTAACTTTGCCAAAAGATGTTGTTGGTAGTAATGCTATCAAACATATTCAAGACAGATTAAGCGAAACTTATAACAAAGCCACTGGTTTATTGGGTGATCCTGAGCTTGGCGGCTCTATTAAAATTACACCAGAATTAGAAACAAAGCTAAAAAAAGTTGTTGAAGATAATCCAGATGTTCCGGGGTTAGACGAAGAAGTTAAAAAGATAATTGCTTTAGGTGGCGATAGTAAACTAATTTCACCAGTTCAATGGCAAGCTCAATTTCAAAAATTGGGGGACCGCGCATACAATTTGCTTACTAAAGGTAATGCAGATGATGTTGAATTAGCTGGTGCCCTAAAAGATATTAAAGGTCATTGGCTAGATCACGTTGGCGATACTGAAGGTGGTCAGTTAATGAAAGACGCTAACAGGGCCTATAGCCAACTGCAAGGTCCTCAACGCGCTGTAGGATTGAAATCATCAATGTTGGATGAAGGTAGATTTACGCCTGAACAATTAGTTGGTGGTTTAAAACCAGAAATGTCTATTAAACGTTATGCCGCAGCAAACGATGAGCAGTTACAAGATGCTTTGGCAGCCGCTAAACTTTTAGACGCAAAAAGACAAAAAATAGAAGATCAAGCTAATCAGTGGAAATCACAGTTAGAAGAGCATCATGGTAAATTAGATGCCAAAGAAAAAGAAGCGCTTGACAAAATAAAGTTGGACCAAAAAGAAGAATTAGATAACGCTTACGAAAATCAAAACGCTAACGTACAAACCCTAGTTAACAAAATAGAATCCGAAAGCACACCTGGAACTATGTTAAACAAAATTGGGTACGAACTTACTTTGGGCGGTGTATTAAGTGGCGGTCTTGGGGCGTTAGGTCATTTTGGTGCACAAAAATTTGGTGCTGGTCCAGATGTGGCAAACATTCTTGCTCCAGCTGCTGCAGTAGCTATTCCTTCCGTGGCAACACGACTTGGCTATACAGGTGGTACAGATCTGTTAAAAGACTTGGCAACAGAGCGTCCAGACTTTATTAAGCAAGCTGGTGAGCAGTTACGTCAAAACTTACCAACTGCTACCGGCGCACTTGTTAATGCGGCGGAGCCAACTGCTTACAAACTTATTGGTGGTGGTAAAAACGTTCAGATTTATTCGCCAGAAGGTTACGAAAACGCGCAGCCTATTCCAACCCCACCACCACAGCCAGATGATCAAGGTAATCTGCCTGTAGTGGTGCCAAAACGTGCTGGTGGTTTAGTTCACTTGCGGTAACGTTTACCGTGCCAACCTTCAGCAGCAAGAGGAAAATCGGGAGCCCATACTGGAGGCGTAGTCATAATCTTAATGACCTGCTCCAACGCGGACTCCCCGTTTTGTTCTTCCACTAAGAGGAGTACCTCATCGTGAATGCTATTGATTACCAGAAAACCATTCGCTTCAAGATTAAGCATAGCCACGGCAAGAAAGTCCCGGGCAGTTCCTTGAACAGCGGATTGAAATATCGAGCTGCCAATAAGAGCGTTGCGGCTCCATTGCCTGCTGTAAGTGTTTTGGGAATGGACGACAACACCCATTTTCTTACTACCCCACGGAGTGGTGAGCAGATCGAGCTCTGGCCTTTGCCAGCAGATAAGTCTGCCTGATGGTAAGCGCATCCATAGCGCCTTGCCATCACACTTCATCACAATCTTGCTACCTGCCGCAAAAGGATTGCCGGGG